ATGGCAAAGGTAATACATGTGCATTTGTTGCATAATATAGGCGGAACGAAACAAAAGGACTGGTATTTCAGCAGTATATCGGCGGTATATACGGTTTTGACGGCTGAACAAGTGGGAGCGACGAAGAATTACCTGCTCCATGCCGGGCTGTCCGGGAATGGCACGGTGTGCACGAAAAGGGCTATAATCAAGCAATCTACGCTCATTTCGGGCGGTAGAAAGGCTGACGATTAGAACGATATAATAACGCCTGTCGAATGGCTTTCGAGCGTTATTCCTTTGAATGCTGACAGAGAGGGCTGATCGCCCTCTTTTTTTGTGTCCATTTTGATTTAGGGTTACAATTAGGGTTACTATTTAGGGTTACAATTTTATTAAGTTTAGGGTTACGTTTAGGGTTACAAAACAACTATTATTAACGTATACCCCAAAATATAAAAAGGTGCTAAAATGCAAATAAGTCCCGTTTTTTACCATTTTCAAGGAGGAAAAACGACATTTATTTTTAATCACAAAATTGTTATATATAATTGACCATTAGTGTATTAAAATAAATATTCGCTTGCATTCCATTAAAAAAACGTGTGCGTGTCATTTTTTGTGCGTCGTTGCGCGATGTACGTGTTTTTATCAATGTGTTGTGCGTTTATGTTCACTCGAGGCCGACAGATCCAATGACAAGGGCGAGACCTGTTATCTCATCGAACGGCACATCGAAAGCCGGATATTCCTTGTTGTCGGACACTACTGTAATATAACCATCTTTTGTACTCGGCATAAGCCGTTTCACGAGAATACCTTGCTCTCGTGTAGCAATGACGTGACATTTATTCCATTGTAGGAATTTTCGGTCTTTGAGTATAGTGCAAGCTATCACGTCTCCGGGGTTAAAATGCGGGTACATGGAAAGACCGGATACTTCAATCATGAAATCCACATTGCAATAGCGAAACTTGGGTATAACGTAGTACTCTTTTACATCTTTTTCTTCAATAGAGAGGAGACCGTTACCAAAGCCAGCCGCTGCTGTTTCAGTAACCAAAGGAATGGGCTTTACGTTTGTGGTTTCCCATATCGTTGTTAAAGGGCGGGCTTTGGGTCGATCGATATTATCTTCCGGTATAGGTGTATTGGTAGCAGTAGGATTAACTGTTACAGATTTGAGCATATTCCCATGTCCAGTTAGGAGCCATTCTGGATTAACATCTGGATATGTGGCGATAAATTTCGCCATAACATCTTCGGTTATACCTGTTGCACTTTCAAGGGTCCCCCTTGACACTCCTATTCTGGTATAAAAATCGCGCTTGCTGATGCCTAATGTAGCAGCATATTGCAAAATTCTTTGTTTTATTGGCGATATTTTTTGCTCTTTTGTTTGCATGTGGCGAAATCTTTTGTATATTTGCAAAGTGTTTAATCAGTAAACAGCGGCCAAATATACAAAATTGGCTCGAAATTAACGAGTGTCAGAGATTAAAGAATATGAACCGAAACCTATTATTAACAAGTGAGACGATGGAAAATCAAGAAACGATGATGAAAAAGCGGGATTTTGTAGCCGAACGGGTGAAATGCCGTATCGATGGACTTTTGGAAGAGGCCGACAACTATACGCGAATCATGAATGAGGATTATGAGTCATTTTTTATGGATCATGCGGAAGATATGTATAAAGTACAGCTTGAACTTTCCGAATACCGCAAGTTGAAAGCCGTGGTAAGCTCCGGAAGCCTTGAAGATATCCGGTCATATTTGGTAAATAAAGTGAATAACATTACCAATACCCTGCTTGGCGAAAAATTGCGATTAAATACTACCGGCGCCACTACCCAGCTTGCCCATATTTTAGAACTGGAATTGATCCGGGATTTACGCGGCAAGTTTATCATGTTCCTTGACTTTATCGGTAAAGACGAGAATGTCGCCGGATAATAAAAAATCGAGCGTGACAGCCCGGAAGGCGTCAAGAGACGGGCGGACGGTGTGGAAAGACACACGGGGCAATGGTTTTTGCGTTGGGGTTCGATTCCCCATGCCCCACAAAATCCAACCATTAAAACTTAAAGTTATGAAAGCAACAATGAATCCAACAAAAATGGAGGCGCGGATCAAACAGAAGCTGCGCACGCTGATCGGCAACGTGACACACATGCAGAATGTCGCCGACCAGACGCTGGAGCTTATCAAGAGCATCCTGACAGAGGACGAGCGAAACGACTCGGACACCTGCCGCGTCGTCGAGAACCTGTCGTGCGTGTGCGAGGAGGCATTACAGGTGTTGTGCGAGGAACTGAAAAAGGGAACCCGGCTTTACGAGATTCTGAACGAAGAAGGAATGCGAACCAAAGCCATTGACAGCCTTTGATTATGAAAGCCATTGAGAATTTTTCGGGGAACCCTCTTTATCGTCTATTGTCTTTTGAAGAGCTTCCTCAGTTATACAAAGAGTTGATTCTTTCCTGTTATGGAACTCCGTATACGGATAGGCCAGCGGGCGACAGAACTGTTCCGGGAAAGGATCCTCTTTCAGGAATTTTTGGAGCTGACTCTGAACCTCGAACGGATCACCCCGAAAAAAGATGTCATAGTCTTGAAACAGGCCGTCGACTATCGCTCGGAACTCCTTTATCGAGGATAAAGAGTTCGAAGAAGAACGAAACCGAACAAGGTCGGCGACAAATCCTTGAAAAGGCGTATGCAATTTATCGTGAATTTCGTCGAACAATGGGGCTTCGATGTCTATCGCGTAGTCAATTCTACGCAATGTCGCGGCACTGATTAGGGTGTCAAGGACAAACTGGCGATACCGATTTGCCTTTTCAGCATCCAAGTATGTAATCACATAGTTCAATCTCCATTTCTTGGGAGTTTTTCCGGACGGTTTCATGATGTAGTTATTGTAAACAATCGCAAATATAATAAACCCCAAATAAACAGACAAATGAGAAAGCAGATATTGACAGACAACGAGACCAAGTCCTTCTTGATGAAAACATTCAACTGTACCCGCCAAGCGGTATGGCAGGCATTGACCTTCCAGCGCAACAGCGACCAAGCCCGGCGGATACGCCATCTCGCCCTGCAACGCGGCGGCAAGTTGACAGACGGCTATGCACCGAAGTGCGAGACTTCCTACGAAGAAGGAGAAAAAACGATGACCCAGAGATTCGGGTCACGTGTAAAGATAGTGGCGCACAGGGAGACCGGGAATGTATCCGTGTTCGTGGACGACCGGCTGAAAGAGAATTACGAGAATTTGAACGTTTGCAGCCTCATGCAGTTGCAGAGCGAGGTGGAACAGATGGCAGCCGTGTTGTAAGAGGAGGCGATATGGAATACTACGGAAAGATATTGTGCATATCGTACCACGATCTGACATACGACGACCGCCCCGTTATCATCGATGGGAAGGGCGACTACAGCAGAAGTCGTGCGTTGAAAGATGTACATCCGTCGATGCTTTCCGAGGAAGAACTTGCACCCATCATGTCAGAGGCTAATTATAAGCAACTGGCGGCCCGGGGACAAATCAATGTAGTCCGTCAAGGGAAAGGACTCGGGAATTATGCACTGATAGAAGTGGCCACCCTTCCCCTGCGATTTCAGGAGAGGATAAAGCTGAAATACGGGGACATGAAAGACGATATTCTCAGGAACTGGTTCGGCAGCCACTTCCACATCGAACCGAAAGCCCGGGAGTTCTACTCCCGATTCCGTTTCGACAACGGTAACACGCTCCCTCCGGAACGCATACAGGAATACACGGTGAACGCCTCGGTGATAGAGAGTGTATTGGAGCTGATGGCCGACACGGTATTGATGCGCAGAGCCATGAAGGGCGGCCCGGTGAACTGGGGCGAGATGGCGGGGGCGATCAGTTACTATCAAATCGAATTCGGGCATACGTTGCCGATAAGCGCCAACCGCTTCAAGAGGCGCGTGTGGGATTTCAAGGCTCAGGGATATGAGAGCTTAATCAGCGGAAAGTTCATGAACCAGAACCGTCGCAAGGTGACTTACGGCATCGAGCGGGTGCTGCTGGCGATAGACGCCCAACCGGAACAGCCCTATAACACGACGGTATGGGAACAATACAACCTGTTTCTGGAAGGAGAATGCGAATTATTTGACCCGGAAACGGGCGAGATACTCGACCCGGCCGATTTTACAGACAAAAACGGCAACCCGATCGTGTTAAGTCCCAAGACGGTGGCGAACTATCTGACCAATCCCAAGAACAAGGCGTTGAGGGCGAAACATCACATGAGCCAATGGGACTTCAACAACGCCTACCGTCCGTACCATTTACGCTACACGGGAGCCTATTCGCTCAGCAAGATCTCCCTCGACGACCGTGACCTCCCTCGTCCGATGAAGGACGGCAACCGGGTAAAGGCTTACTACGCATACGATGTGGTGAGCGGCGCCGTGGTGGGCTACGCTTACAACCGGCTGAAAACCGCCGAACTATTCCTCGACTGCATGCGCAACATGTTCCGGACCCTTGACCGCAACGGCATGTACATACCGGCGGAGCTGGAAGTGGAGCACCACTTGGTAAAGGACTTCGCCGACGGCCTGATGCAGGCCGGCACGGTGTTCCCGCTGATACGGTGGTGTAACCCCGGCAACTCCCGGGAAAAGCGGGCGGAACATTTCAACCGCCAGAAGAAATACGGCGTGGAGAAGCGCTCGCAGGCGGGCATAGGCCGCTGGTGGGCCCGTCTGGAAGCGAACCGTCCGAAGGAAGAGAAAGTATATGACGAGTACAACGACACCTATAAGGTGAAGAGCTATACCTACGACGAACTGGTGGCCGACGACATTCGCTCCATCGACGAGTATAACAACCAGCTACACCCGAATCAGAAGCGATACCCCGGCATGACCCGCTGGGACGTATTCTGCAAAATGCAGAACCCGAACCTCCGCCCGTGGGACAAGGCCGTGCTTTACCGGTATATCGGCTTCCACACGAACACGACCATACGGAACAACAGCTATTTCAAGGTACAATACAAGGATTTCCGCCTTCCCGACCCGGAAGTCATCGCCCGGCTCGAACCCCGTAACTACAAGGTTGAAGCCTATTATTTGCCCGACAGCGACGGAAACATCAACGAGGTGTATATCTACCAGAACGGACGGTATCTCGCCGCCTGCAAGCCTGCCCCGCGGTATAACGAGAACACGGCCGAGCAGACCGAGGCCGACCGCGAGGCTTATACCGAACAGGCAAAATATGTAGCCAAGTTCGACAAGATGATCAAGGAGGGCAAAATCAAGCCGTTGGGAATCCTGAGCAAAGAGGCCTCGAAAACGGTATCCACCGTAAAAGCCGAGGCGGTGGAGACGCAGCCCGCCGACGATACGGAAGACTATTCGGCATACCTCAATGTGTCGTCCTTCGAAAGAGACGCCATGTCCAAACTCTAACGATATTAAAAAAACATTCAAACAGCATTCAATATGGAAATAACGAACGAATTGAAACAACGGATTGCGGAGGCGATAGCCGCCGACCGGGGGAACTATCCCAGCGACAACCGCCATGCGACGGCTCTGGGTATTTCTCCGAGCGTGTACAACTCCATCAAAAGAGGAAATTATGAAAAACAAGTGAGCGACGCCAACTGGGTGGGTATCGCCCGGAGGCTGGGTGTGCAACTGCGGGCCGAAATGCCGTGGACGGCGGCCAAGACCCCGACCTATGCGTTTATCAGCAAGCAGTTGGAGATGTGTCAGGAGAGCGGACTGAGCGCCATTCTGTGCGACATGCCCAACATCGGGAAGACCTTCTCGGCGAAGGTGTACGTCAAAAACCACAAAAACGCCGTGTATGTGGACTGTTCGCAAGTGAAAACGAAACTCAAACTGATACGGTATATCGCCAAAGAGTTCGGCGTGAGCAGTTACGGACGTTACGGCGACGTCTACGAGGATCTGGTGGCTTACCTGCGCACGATAGACACCCCGCTTATCGTGCTGGACGAGGCTGGGGACTTGCAGTACGAGGCTTTTTTGGAATTGAAAGCCCTGTGGAACGCCACCGAACGCTGCTGCGCATGGTACATGATGGGTGCGGACGGCCTAAAAGAGAAGATAAACCGGGCCATCGAGGGCAAGAAGGTGGGCTACACCGAGATGTTGAGCCGGTATGGCGACACATACAGCAAGGTGACCCCCGACGATGCCAAAGAGCGCGAGAAATTCCTGCGGGCGCAGGCCGCCATCGTGGCGAAGATGAACGCCCCGGAGGGCTCGGACATCGCCCGGATCGTAAATCTTACCGGCGGAGGGCTTCGCCGGGTATATACCGAAATCGAGAAATTGAGGAGGGCGCAGATATGATGACGAAAATAACATTAGAGGATAGAGGTCAGGACATCTTGTGGTTTAAGGTAAACGAAGACGGGATTGTCGAAGAATCCGGTCCGTTCCAGAATGAAATATGGAAAGACGCATATATTCCTTTTCGGAAAATCCGTGTCGGACAATTGCCCCCCATATCCTTTTATCCGTATATCATATTCAATTTTCTACAATATAGGGTCGTATCAATAGAGCCAAGCCATGAAACTGAAACGAGCGTACAGCCCCAAAGAGGTGCTTAACATGAAGATACCCTGTTACGAGTTCACCGGGCAGTGGCTCGTCTCCATCGGCCGACCTGCCAAAAGCGGGGTGTGGATCATCTGGGGGTCGAGCGGGAACGGCAAGAGCTCTTTTGTCATGCAACTGGCCAAATACCTCTGCGCGTTCGACAAGGTGATATACGACAGTTTGGAGGAGAGCACGGGGCTCTCTTTGCAAATGTCATTGAAACGCCATCGAATGGAAGAGGTGCGCAAGCGGCTGCTGATTCTCGACCGGGAACCGATCGATCAACTGGAGGAACGGTTGAAACGAAGGGGCAGTCCCAGAGTGGTGATCATAGACAGTTTCCAATATAGCGGGTTGAGCTACCCTGCTTACAAAGAATTAAAGGAGCGGCATCCCAAAAAGCTGTTCGTTTTCATCAGCCATGCCGAGGGAATGCACCCGGCCGGCAGGACGGCCCGAAAGGTGGAATACGATGCCGATGTCAAAATCATGGTGAGCGGCTTCAAGGCGTGGTGCAAGAGTCGGTTTATGGAGCAACCAGGCGAGCCCTACACAATATGGGAGGAAGGCGCCGCCAAAACATGGATGGAAGATGGACAAAAAGAGAATGCGCCGGAAGAACCTGCTGTATAGGCTCCGGAAGAAGGGCGTGAAAGTCAACACGAGAGAACGCTGTGTTTACCTGCCCTACGGCAGCGAGCCGGACAACATCGCACAGGTTCGCCGTCTGCGGAGAGAATATGATTTTGTAGTACAATTTGAAATAGTATGATCATGGAAAAGACGCAAGAAAACAGATGCTGCATTTGCGGCATGGAGTTCGTCGGATACGGGCATAACCCATATCCGGTGAAAGAAACGGGGCGATGCTGCGGCATGTGCAATTACAGGGTGGTAGCGCCCGAACGATTGAACAAGTTTTACGAACGACAAAACCATAGAAAAAAATGAACAAGAAAGTGTACATCAGCGGGGCGATAGCCCATTATGACTTGGAAGAGAGGCGTCAGGCTTTCGATCAGGCCGAGCGCTATTTGAGCTTGAAGGGCTACAAACCTGTGAACCCGTTCAAGAACGGGCTGCCAGATGAAGCGCATTGGCGGGAGCACATGCGGGCGGACATCGCCCTGCTGCTCGGTTGTGATTATATCTACATGCTTCGAGGCTGGGAGTTGTCGAAGGGAGCCAAGCTCGAGCTCGACGTAGCCTCCTCGTGCGGCATTAAAGTGTTGTTTGAATAAAATATATTGCCATGAGTAAACAAAAAAATACAACAGGAGTGGTGGTAATGACATTGACCGCAACTGCTTATAAAGGGAAAATTCGTGAAATTTATACTTCACGCATAGGGTTTTGTGGACACTACAACAAGGAAATACTTTCTAAGATGGGGTCAGAATTTAAGAGATTATATGCCGAGCAGACAGAGGCTGCATATAGGGAAAAATCAATTACTCCTGACAAGATAGTATATCGTATCAGTACAAAATCAACGGAGTGTGATATGATTCTTAACGGAGAGTGATATGGCACAGGAAGTAACCAATTTGGCAAAGCCCAATTCGGATGCGCCTCAGCAAAAGGAGCAAGCGCCATTGCGTTCGGCTGTCACGAATTTCGCCCGTTTTTACGCCCTGTTCGGCAAAGTGCCCTATTACGGCGACCGGGAAGAGTTCAAGCGCTCGATCGTGAGGCAATATACACGGAATCGCACCGAGAGCCTGCGCGAGATGACCCGGGCGGAGTACAACGAGTGCTGCGCCGCTCTGGAACAGCTGACCGGGCAGGACGAATGGCGAAAGAAACTGCGCGAGGAGCTGCGGTTCCGCCGAAGCGTATGTCTGAAACTCATGCAGAAAATCGGCATCGACACCACGGACTGGGCAAGGGTCAACGATTTTTGCCTGAATCCCCGGATAGCCGGAATGCCTTTCGGGCGGCTCGGCACCGAAGAGCTGGAACAACTGGCCGTAAAGCTGCGCTCCATCGAGCGGAAGGGAGGGCTGAAAGTGAAGGAAACGGAAAAGAGACAAGAACACGAAGTGAAACAACCGGGCCGAGCCGTCTATGTAATCATAGACCCCAACGCCCCTAAAAACTAATAGAAATGAAAACAGAAGCACGAAAAATCCTTGACGGGATTAAAATCCAGCTCCTTGAAGCGGCGACGTGGCTGTCGGCCGAAGAGCGGGAGGAGTTTTTTAGCGACATCAACGAATGGGCCTACGAGCAGTACGAGGCGGCATTGGTCTGTCAAGAGCCTGAAATGCAAAATTACGAGGAGGACGATGCATGACCCTGAACGACCAGAACAAGGTGAAAGCGGCCGGTTTCACCATTATCCGCAAAGACGACTATCCGAATCCGAGAATCAAAATCAGCACAAAGCACAACGGAGGGTGGAAAACATACGGAGTGTATGAGACGAAGGCCGCGCGGGACAAAGCATTCAAGACCCTTTTAGAAAGCAACAAGATTATCAGTGACTAACCCTAAAAAACAATTAGAATCATGGAAGAGAGAAGCAAACAGACCGTGTTCATGACGGAAGAGGAAAAGGCCGAGTTCGAGGCTTTCCAACAGGCGAAAGCGAGAAAAGCGGCCGAAGAGAAGGCCAAAGCCGACCGGGAAATGTACAGGCAGATGGTGGACGAGGAGATCGAGAACTCCATTCCCGTGTTGCTGGGTATCAGCGAGGAGATCAAGGAGAGCAAACAGAAGGTGCTTGACAATTTCAAGGCTATACTTGCCATGAAGTCCGACCTGTTTAAAACGAAGATGCGCAACGACCAACGCAGCCATACCTTCACCAACAGCGCAGGCGACAAACGCATCACTCTGGGCGTGTATGTGACGGACGGCTACCGGGACACGGTAGAGGACGGAATCGCCATCGTGAAGGAGTACATCGCCTCGCTGGCCAACGACGAAAAGACGCAGGCATTGGTGAACATGGTGTTCCGGCTGTTGAGCCGCGACGCCAAAGGCACGTTAAAGGCCAGCCGTATCGTGCAGCTGCGCAAGGTGGCCGAAGATACCGGCGACGCACGGTTCATGGAGGGTGTGCGCATTATCGAGGAGAGCTACCAGCCGGAGGTGAGCAAGCAGTTTATCCGCGCCGAGATGAAAGACAGGAACGGCATGTGGAGGCCCATACCGCTGGGCATGACCGAGTCGTAAAATCGGAGGAGGCCGGGAAACCGGTCGAAAAGCGTTGACCCCTTAAACAGGAAGTGCCGAAATGTGAAAAAATCGGCACTTCCTGTAATAAAAGCGGGTGAAAATCAATTATATTTGCAGTATGGGCAAAGGGAGAGACAAAGAACTGATCAGGCTGAGGGACGAGGCGCTGTGCCGTCGTTACTATTACTGGACCGAGGTGCAGCGGTTGCGGTTCGACGACGCGCTGCGCATTCTGTCGGAGCGTGAGTTCTTTATCTCCGAGGAGCGTATCATGGCCATTATCCGGCGCAAGTCCCGTGAGGGGACCGACAAGGACTTCAAGCCCCTGCCTAAGGTGAAAGTTCCCCGGCTGACGGCCTCCCAGCTCGAACTGTTCAAGATATAGCGGTGTGCCAACCCCCGTGCCTGCGCTGTAATGGCGTTGGCAAGTCCAGTAGTTATGGCTTAGTGCGACGGGAAGTGGCGCATCGCTATTTTTTTGTTGAAATGTATGGTCTTTGAAAAATAATTCGTATGTTTGCGGTGCTGAGTTTATTTTCTACATGACGGTACTACCGTCCAACGCATTGCGTATGGGCATTTTTTATGCCTTAAAGACATATTTTGGTGTGCCAACCCCGTGACACGGTTGTAATGGCCGGTCGGTCATGTAGAATAGACTTAGCAGCGGGAAGTGGCACACCGTTATTTTTTGGGCCACATGCTAAATATATTCTACAATTATGAACAAGAATCAAGAAAACAAGGCCCTGCGCCTTGAAATGGTGGAAGTGAACCAAAGTCGCTTCACCGCGGAAATCCTCAGCGGAAACGCAAGTATCAATCTCACACAAATGGCAAAGCCTTTCGGGAAAATCCCCAAAGATTGGCTAAGAACAGAGGAGGCTAAACGTTATATCAAGGCGATAAGCGTTGGGCAGAAATGCCTAACGGCTGACCTTGTGGAAGTTAGGAACGGTGGAAGGCCCGAGAATCAAGGAACATGGTGCAAAGACTACCGCATCGCCTTGCGTTTCGCGCAATGGCTCAGTCCGGAGTTCAGCATTATGGTGGACGAGGCGATACTGCGCTTGCTGTCGGGGAAACGCATGGGAGTGTCCCGCCCTCGCCGTTTGCAGCCGAAAGACCGGGACGAGGTCTTGAAAGCGTTTTTTGCGGAGCTGCCCCAATGGGTCACGTTGGAGGACGAGCGCGAGGTGGCCGAGTTCTTCGGCGTGAGCCGCCACCATGTGCACGAGGTGCTGACAGGCCGCCGCACGGGCTATGCCGTGCTGGCCGCGTTGACGTCGCACGGGAGCGAAAACCGAAAACGTGGAATCCGCCGCCCGGACCTGAGCCCGGAGGCGACAGCCCGAAAAACCCTGCAACTGGCTTTGGAGTTCGCGAACGAAACGAAGGAGGGCTGAGCGATGGTACGGTTCGAGAAAGACAAGATCGTGGTGGAGATACCCACGATGTTCCCGGCCGCCGACTGGCTGGAGCGTGTGAGCGACTTGGTGTATGCCATCGGGGCGATAGATAAAGACCGAGTGGACAACGCCCACGACTGTATCTGGGGATTGTGCAATCTGATATTGGAAATGATGCCGGAGGAAGGAGATCTGCTCGAGATGCTGCGGGCGAAAGGACTCCGATAGCCTTGTTCCGGGGATAAGACAAGGGGTGACCGTTTGCGGGCGGTCACCCCTTTTGCGTTTTACAGCGTCACGGCTCCATCGCCGACTCGTCGTGCAGGGTGAACGAGAAGGTCGTCTCGAATACCTTGATATATCCCGGCAGCGCATATTCCCGGCTTTTCTCCCGCACGAGCGGCGAGGCGTTCTCCGAGCACTGCAAGCATTGCAAGGTTTGGTACAGCTTGTTCGCCGTCTGCTGGCGTTCGCGTACTTTCTCGTAGGTTCCCGAGGCGTGACTGGTGTCGTGGTAGCAGTCGATGGCGAGGCGCACGGTGATGAACGACTCGCTGTTCTGTGCCCCGTAGCCGAGGTCGTGCCAGTTCGAATCGGTGTTCCCGATCAATACGCAGGGGAAGGTGACCGGGTAGTGATCCTCGTCTGCTCCCATTTCCAATTGGCCGTAGTCCTCGTCGATGAGCGACAGATCAGGCATTTCACGGGCGATTTGCTCCATGATGGCGATAAAGATTTCTTCCATGATTTTATGAGGTTAGAATGTTGAAGATTTTTTCAGTGATTTTCTTTTCTATTTTCTCGTTGAGTTCCTCGCTCTCCCCGATAAACTGCCGTTGTGGAATGCGTATGCTCAGTTTCTTTTTCCGGGTGAGGGCGAGTCCTTTCCACATCTGTGCCTGCGGGTTGGCGGCGGCTTCCTTCAACCGCGACGCCCTCGTTTTTTTCGACGCGTTCTTCCGGATGCCGGCCGACTTGTAGAACTGTCGCCAAGCCCATTTCCGCATCTTGTCGGTCACGGCAGGATGCACGGTGTCTCCCCAGTTGTGAATGGGGGCATAGACCACATCGTTCGATATTTTCACCCGGTAGTCCGCCGGTATGTATTTGATGGATTTAAATAGGACTTTCCGCTCGGAAAGCAGCGTGCCGTAATTGCCGGCAGCTCCTGTTCCACCCGATGACAACCGTTTGGACTTCGGCCACGGGTGCAGTCCTCCGTTCACAAAGCCTCCTAACCGGAAGTTGTTTTGAAAATGGTCTTGGGCCATTCGCCCGGCGATGACCGGCATCTCCCGGCGCAGGAACTTTTCCAGCGCCTTGCGCTCCTTCTCCATAAACTTTTCAGGCATTTTTTCTCCTATCTATTTGTTATTTAATAATTAACTGCTATATTTGTGCTATAAATAGTCCTTAGTGATGCCGCCACGGGAGGCGGAAGCGCGAAAGCCCTTATATCGGAGGTTCGAATCCTACCCGTTAAGGGCTATTTTATTTTTATGATGTTCTGCATTCCCAAATTCCTTTCTTCTATTATTCCAGCCGTGATAAAGGCATTCACTGTTTTCTTTACTCCCCATATCTTTGTTCGGTAATTCAGTTCCACCACAAATTTTTGTACTTCGTTTCCTTGACGCGTGATAAATTGTATATTCCTTTTTTGCTTATCCCAATAGACTTCACACTTTCCCATCAACGAGGGAAAAGCTACAAGTTGCTCTGCTGTTACACTCTTTCCGGCATTTTGTTTTACAGTACGCAAGGCATGTTGTATCTGTTTATCAGTCATGTACACCTCGTCCGTTTGAAGCTCTATGCCTTTTTTAAGAAGGAATTGTCTTACATCTTCTGACAAATTCCCTATTATTACGGAGATCCCTTGTGTATAACCGGTTTCTATCTGTTCAATAATGCCTCGTATGCTTTCCTCCGCCTCGCGGACAGTATCCAATTTCCCCATGAGTCTTTCCACGGCCTTCTTCGCCCCCGGATAGGCATTCGCTATATACGGGTGAGTGTCGGAAAATAGTTTGCCGTCCTTTCCCGGATTGTTATCCAGCCCGGGGTGCGGGTTGTCCTTTTTCGTGAAGTCGGGGATTTCGGTCACCGGGTCGTCCGTCGAGGAGAGGTCGCACTTGCAGTTCCAGCGGTCGCCCGGGCGGTGCTCGTTCCAGAACGGGTCATCGATGGGTCGAACTGTCCCCCAGAATACCATGTGGTCCTTCCCGGGATTGACCGAGGTGGAAGGCATCCACCGCAGATTGGGCAAGACGTCCTTCTCCCTCTCGAACTGCTGCCAGTCGGCCGCCTGATGAGCCCGCAAGACCGCCGTGTTATATTCGGTACGCAGCCACTGCCCCACCTGATGCGAGGCGATGGGCATCACCTCCTTCCGCCACTGTTCGAACGGTTTTAGATTGCCGTTCGAATCCAACAGCAGGCGTGCCATGTCGTTCTGCATACGGTGCACCTTGAATGCCACGAATACCTCGTTGTTCCGCAGAATGGCCGCGCGGAAGTCGTCGTCCGGATCCACAGCCCCGGACTCGTCGAATCCTTTTCGGGCGGCCTCGTTTATCCGGTCGCAAATCTCGTTGAACAGGTTAATCTCGATGTCGGTCATCGGGCGGAAGCTCTTGCCGTATATGTTCCGCAAGGCGCGGCGCAACACCTCGCCGGAGAACTCGAAGCCCGAGGAGACCTCACCCTCCTTCGCCTCATAAAGGCGGTCGACTACCAGTCTAAAACTGCCCCGCCGCCCGACGGGGCTTTTCCGAAAAAACGGGCCAGCCGGTCGCGGAAGGATTTCTTGCGCTTGGAGTCGGGTTCCGGATCCGGCTCTTCCTCCTCTATTTCTTCCTCCTCCGGTTTTTGCCGTTGCTGCTGTTGAAGCCGCTTAGCGGCGGCCTCTTCCCTTTTCCGCGCCTCTTCCCGCTCTCTTTTCAACCGGTCGTAGTCGGCCGGCTTCTCGATGCCGAACTCCTCGTACAGGTAGTCGTCGGAGACCGGCAGGTCGAACTGCCGGGCGATCTGCGTGAGGATATTGACCTTCGCCGTGGGGTCTATCTCCTTCTTCTCCGGGAAACAGAAGTTCCCCCCGGCCGTGTCGATGCCCATGCGGGCGAAAATATCGGCCATGTCGTAATTGAGCACGTCGAGGAGATACCGCTTGTCAGCCTCGGCCACCTTGTCCTCCACCTTTTTGTGGACAGTACCCAAAGCCTGCGTGCCGTTTTCCGAGGATTCGGTCGTCAGCGTATTGCCGAGGACAAGTTTGGAAATCTCGTTGTTGCACCGCTCGCAGAGCCGTTCGTACACATCGGCCGAACCGGTCTTGTTGCCGGCTTCTATAAAATTGAGTTTGGTGTCCTCGTCGTGGAAGAACTGTGCGAGGCTTCCGATATTCGCGGCGTCCTCTATCGCCCGCTGGCGGGACTGCTCGTCGTCGGAGTTATAGACATACTCCTGTATGGGCATACCGAAGAGCTCGGAGAACTGCGACCAGTCGCCGGTGGTGTTCCGTTTGTAGATGACCCACGGCGCCGCCTTCGCCAGCAGCCCCAAGTCGTCGGGACTGCCGATGAACAGCAGGTCGGAATAATTCTCCCACGGCAGGCCGACGATGTCCGTCTGGTGACGGAGGATAATCCGCCTTACGGGGTCTACGTGCTTACGGGGTATCAAGTCGTAGTCCACCCACTCCCCCTCCCGGTAGAACTGGCAGAGGGAGAAGCCCCAGAACTTGGCGTCGATGATGTCGCCGACCAGCCGGTTGAACCACGGGGAACGAATCTGCTCGTTCACCGCATCGTCAGGCTTGCCATTCCGGCGGAACTCGATGTCGGAGCAGAGCACGGCGTTCTTCCGCTTCTCGATGACGCAGGTGAGGTGCGTGTCCATGAGAATGTCGGCATACAGGTCATATAACTTGTAGCGCCTTGAATAGTCCACGTTCTCGGCGGCGCGTATGGCCGTCATATAGTCGGCGATGTCGATGCCGAACCGTTTGGGCTGCGTGAGCACGATGACATTCGGCCCCTTCTGTCCGGGAAGCGTCAGATTGCCTCCGACGGTGATGATGCCCCGGTTATTCCGTTTTTGTTTCTTTGCCATAGTCTTATGTGATTACCAGTGGTTTGTCCTTTTTCGATTGCTTGTGATGCGGAAGTTCGAGTTTCCGGCCCGTTCCTCCGCCGGCAGGAGCGGCGCCCCCTCGATGGAGATCTCCTCGGCTGCCACCGCCTTCATCCACTCTACGGCCCGTTCGTACCGGTCCTTCCGCATAGGCGACAGCTTCTGCGGGTTGTGTATGCAAAAAATGTGATAGACCGCGATGTCGATGACCATCATCAATACCAATTGGTTCCTTTCCTCCCCGGTGGCGGAGAAGATTCTGTCGCAGTCATAGCGTTTCGACAGGTAGCACCGCATTTCGGCGATAGCCCTGTCCTCGCATATTTCGATGACGGGTTCGTCCTCCCGTACGAGGGCATCCAGAATGTCGCGGTGGATACTCGCGTCATAGTCCCTCAATTCGACAAAATGGCTCATAGTTGTATGGATTAAAGGGTTATAATCTTCGTTTGTTCCGTCTCCGCAACTCTTTCCGGGTTTTAAACACCGGCGGTTCCGACCGGTGTATGAGTTCATCGATGATGCGGTTGCCTCCTTCCACGGCATCCGGGCCGTCCGCCGGATAGCGTAACGAAAGCGTGAACAGCTTGAACTGATCCTCCAGTTCTTTCATGTGCGGATTGTCCTTCTCCGCCTCGTTGAGAATCAGGTTCCCCTCCCGGTTCAAGGGTTCGAGGTTGGCCTCTATCCGGGTTCCCTTGTCGGTTTTCTTCTCCTCGTCACCCCGGATATAAAGCGATATTTTCTGCTCTTTCCGGACTTTGGCCACAAGCGGTTTGAACACCTGCTGAAAGAAAGGGTCTTGCAGTTTGTTGTTCTCCATGTAGCAATACACGGTGGCTTTTCCGCCGACGAACTCCAACAGTTTGACATACCAACCGATGAATTCGGCGTTCAGGGCTTGGGCGAGAAAGGTCTTGATGACATAAAGCCGTCCCCCGAGTTTGCCGAGCAGTGAGACCGTTTTGAAAGACTTGCCTTTCTTTCCCTTGCTCTCGCCCGGCGCCGGATCTCCGTATGCGACCAAAAATTTAAATTTCGATAAGGGTGGAACCTTGCCGTAGGCGATGGTCTCGAATACTTCCCCGACAGAAATCGGGTTATTGAAGTATTCTCCCTGCGCCGCTTTGGTGGATATTTTGGACAGCGTGCGGTCGATAAACTCTTCCGTGTTCTTCTCCGGCCAAGTGGATTTTCCGTTCCTGTCTCGAATGTTCACGATGTCCCAGTGGTCGGCCATGTCCCCGGCCCGTACCACGCAGCAATCTTTGGCGATGATGTTTCCGCAAAAGATGACAAGCGTCGGTTCCGAGATGGATCGCGTCGGATACAGGGCGTTTTCCCACCAGTCCCACCGCTTCTGTATCGTGTCCGGGTTCTTGGTGTCCTCGTCCGTGTCGAAGTCGTCCACGAGCAGCACGTCCGGGCGAATGGCCTCGTTGCGCGAACCCCGGGGCGACTGTCCCGCGCCGATTGCACGGAACGCCACGCCTCCTTTGGTGACGAACTCGTCCTCCGTCCATGAGCCGGGCGTCTCCTGTTTGCCGTAATAGGCCTGTATGCGGCCGTTGGCCTCCAAATTGGCCCGGTAAGGGGCCAGCAGCCGTACGGCGTTGTCCTTGCTGTTGGAGGTCATGATGACGTTCTTCTTCCGCCCGGTGAGCGTGACGAACAGGACGATAAACATGGAGACGGTAGACTTGGCCAGCTCCCGGCTCCACGAAAGCACCTCGAACCATTCGTCGTGTGCGATGATGCGCTGTATGGCCCGTTTCTGGAAGTCGGCGAACTCATACTTGGCATAGTGCGGAAAGAAGAACTTGATCCACTCCACCGGGTGCCTTTCGAGGTACCGGCGGTGCTTCTCCCGGTCGGCGGCGGACATGGATTTGTCCACCGGCGTGGCCCTATCGATGTCCTCCTTGAACTTCTCCCAGTCGAGGAGGGCTGTTCTGTCGATCTGTTTCATGAGCCTCCCGTTTATAGTTTGTCCTTGATATAAGCGTCGGCCAGCCTTGTCAGTTCTTTTGCCTTTTCAAGGTCGAACGGACGGAGCCATTCGATGAAACCGGTGAGCACGCTGATGATATCGGCTATTCCGGTTTCCTGTTCCATGTTCCGAATGGCGGCCGACAGCTTGCCGAGAATGTCGGCTTCTTTGGAATTTGGGAACCGTTCCCCCTCCGCCCGTGCCGAGATGGCCCGGTTGATTTCCGCCACCTGACGGTACAGGTTGGCCACCTGTTCCTGCCGGGTGAGTGTCAGCCCGGCTTTCTGTTCCTCCCATTTCCCGGCACGCACCCAATTGGACACCGTCACGCGGGACACTCCTACACGCTCCGCGATTTCCTGTTGCGTGAGATTCTCCCGCATGTATAAAGTCTTGGCCCATTCCTTCTTTTGGGCGTTCGTCAAATCTGCCATAGTGCTTTAATTCTTGTGATTCAACTGCAAAAATGCCTTAAAAATCCCGCGAAATAAAAATCGTTCCGCATGATGAGACTTTACGAAACCACCATGACGTCATACCGTTACACGGTAAAAATGCAATTTTCATACGCTGTTGTTTTGTCGCATTTTTGCGTTGTGAACCCAGCGTGATTATGTGCTAAAACCAGACAGATATGAGCAGATTTTTCAATATACAGACCGATGCGGAGGGAGTGTGCACCATCTTCCTTTACGGTGACATCGGAGACTATTACGAAGTACAGAGCGGACGGGTGGCCCGGGAACTGTTGGAAGCCGAAAAGGCGGGGAGCCGGATCCATGTCCGCATCAACAGCAACGGCGGCGATGTGTATTGCGGCATCGCCATCTACAACGCCATCAAAAACAGCAAGGCGGACGTACATATCTATGTGGACGGTATCGCGGCCAGCATGGCCAGCGTGATCGCCCTGTGCGGAAAACCGGTAGAGATGAGCAAGTATGCGAGGCTGATGCTGCACAGCGTGAGCGGAGGCTGCTATGGCAATAAAAAGGAGATGCAGAAATGCATCGAAGAGATAGAGAGCCTCGAGGACAGCCTCGGGGATATATACGCCGCCCGTCTCGGCATGACGAAGGAGGAAGTCAAGGCCACGTTTTTTGACGGCGAGGACCATTGGCTGACGGCAGACGATGCGCTCCGCCTCGGCTTTATCGACGGTATCTATGATGCGGAACCGGTTCCGGCGGGCAGTACCCCGGAACAGATATACACTTTATTCAACAACCGGCTCACGGAGCCACAAAACAAAAGCAAGATGAACTTGGAGGAAATTCGGAAACACCCCTCGTTTGCCAATTGCAAGAGCGAGGAGGAAGTAATCGCGCAGGCTCAGGCCTACGCAAGGGAAGCGGGCCGTGTTGCCGGTCTGGAAAATGAGAACAAGGACCTGAAAACCCGGCTGAAAGAGTTTGAGGACAAGGCGGCCGCCGATGAAGAAGCCGCACGCAAGGCATTGCTCGACGCTGCGGAGGCAGACGGGCGCATCAATGCCGAAATGCGTCCTGTATATGAAAATATCCTGAAATCCAACCCGGAGGAAGGAGAAAAGGCGTTAAAGGCGCTTGCCCCGAAACGCAAGGTCATGGAGGACCTGAAAGTGGACCCGGGAGACGAAAGCCCGTGGAGCAAGCGAATGAAGGAAATCAACAACAAACTTAATAAACAATAACGATGGCGATAGTAGTAAAAAACACCAATTACAACGGCGAGGTGCTGGAGCAGCTGCTGACCCTCGCCGCCACCGGCAACGAAATCGTGGAAAAAGGCCTGATTATGGTCATTCCCGGTGTGGAGAAGAAAATCAGCCTGCCCCGTCTGAAAAGCGGGAAGATGCTCCAAAAACGCAAGGAAAATCCCGGTGTGGAAGATTCGAAGGGCAATTTCAATTATGACGAAAAGAGCCTCGATCCGAAGGATTTCATGGCCTTCACCGTGTTCAATCCCCGTGCCTTCGAGCAAATCTGGCGCAAGTGGCAGCCGAAAGGCAACCTCGTGTTCGCCGAATTGCCTCCCGAAGCCCAGAATGCGCTGTTGGCCGAACTGGCCAAACAGGTACAGTTCGAATTAGGTGACCATTACATCAACGGCGAATACGGCAACGATGATGACCATCTGTTTAACGGTATCCTCACCCAAATGGCCAAAGATACGGAACTCATCATCGTGGACAGTGAGGAAACAACCATGCTCGGCAAGTTGAAAGCCGTTCGGAGCGCTATCCCCAAAGCAATCCGTAACAACCCGAACCTGCGTATCATCATGAGTATCGATGATTTCGACAAGTACGATGACGAACTGACGGAACGCGAAGCTAAGAACGCGAGCGAGACGGACGTGAACGCACATCGTTACAAGGGTATCGCCATCGAGACTTTGGCTGCATGGCCCGACGATCTGATTGTGGCCACGTTGTGTTCGATGGGCGCAGACGGAAACCTGTTCGCCGCCGTCAATCTGCAAGACGACGAGAATGTCATTCAGATAGACAAGATTTCCAATGCCAGCGAGTTGTACTTCTTCAAGATGCTGATGAAGGTTGATACCAATATCGCTTTCGGGGAGGAGACCGTGGTTTTGGACAGCCGCAAAAGTCCCGTATTTCAGCCGACAGCAAAAACCATTTCTGCCGACCCGACCACGGTGGCTATTCCGGCAGAGGGTGGCAGCAAGGAAGTGACCGTAACAGCCAGCGGTGAATACACCGTAGGCGCCGCTCCGGCCGGTTTTGGGGTAGAAGAAACCGAAACCGGTGTGACCATTTCGGCAGAGGCCAATGACACGGGCAATGCGAAAAGTGGGACTCTGACCATTACCCTGAATGCCGACAACTCGAAAACCGCTAAGATAACCATCTCGCAAGCCAAACAAGGAGCATAAGTCATGGGAAAGTTGAAATATCTGGTACTGCATTGCACCGCCACCCCCGAAGGGCGTGAGGTGACGGCTGACGAGATCCGTCGCTGGCACACCTCCGCACCCCCTGTCGGGCGGGGCTGGAAGCAGGTAGGATACACCGATATGATACACCTCGACGGCCGTGTGGAGAGGCTGGTGGACAACAACGAGGATGCGCAGGTCGATTCATGGGAGATTACCAACGGGGCAAAAGGGTACAACACGACAGCCCGGCACGTTGTGTACGTGGGCGGTGTCGCCGCCGACGGCAAGACTCCCGTGGACACCCGCACCCTCGCACAGCGGGAAGCGATGGAAACCTACGTGAAGGATTTCCACCGGCGCTTTCCCGACGTGGAGATTGTCGGCCACAACCAGCTGGCGGCGAAAGCCTGCCCCTCGTTCGACGTGCGGGCTTGGTTGAAATCAATAGGAATAAACCCATAAAAAAAGAATGAAATGAAAAAGTTGATTTGTTTTTGCATGCTGATACTCGTGTTTGTATCAGCCGCATTTGCCCAGACGGGCGATGTATCCACCGGTACAGATTATGACAGCATGATCGCCACTTTTGCCGGATTTGCCGGTTGTGTGGTATTGCTGACGGAAGGTATCAAAGCCCTGTTTCCCAAGATGAACGGACTGCTTACCCAGCTTGTCAGTTGGTGTGTCGGTATGGCGGCCGCCATGCTGCTATGGTGGCTTGATGCCGGATTCGTGTCGGACATCCAATGGTATATCGCCCTGCTTTACGGTTTAGGAGCCTCCTTCGTGGCGAACGGGATTGCGGATACGGGACTGGTTCAATGGCTTATCGGCCTTATCGCTAAAAAGTCGGGAAGCAAGTCATAAACAGGCAGTCCTATGGAGTTCAGTGAAATGCTTAACTGGATACTGGGCGGCGGCCTGTTGGCGGCGGTTGTCGGACTTCTGACTCTGAAAGCGACCGTCCGCAAGGCGAATGCCGAAGCGGAGAAAGCGAAGGCGGAAGCCGAAACAGTCCGGATAGGCAACACTGAACAGGCCACCCGTATCTTGGTAGAGAACATAGTGAAACCATTGAAGGAAGAGCTCAATGAAACAAGAAGATACCTCGAA